CATCTATCGTCTCCGCAACTTCACCAGGCATTGCCGCCAAAGCGCCCGCGCGCCTGCGCCCGCGATCGCTGGGCCATCCCGCGCGGCGTGTCGTCCCCGCCATGCACATCGTCCCAGGCCCGCTTGGCGACTGGCCGATAAGCGATCATCTGCGCCTCCACGCCCAGCGCACGCCACATCAGCGCCGCTGCCCAGAAGCGGTCGGCATGGATCGTGCCGTCATTGACGATGCGGACCGATCCGCTTTCCTCGCTGCCCACCCGCTTGATCGCCATCAGGTCCGCGCGCAGCACCGGATCGGCGGCAGGGATGCGGATGCGGCCGAGCTGGAAGGCGCTGGCGAGGCCAAGCGCCAGGTCGAGCCGGTTAGGCCCGGTGAGCAGCACGCCTTCGACCCGATAGCTGCCGTGGCGCAGCTGCGCATCCTCGACGACCTTTTCGCCCATGCCCGTCTGGTCGATGCACGCGCGCAGGACGCGGCGCTTCAGGAACAGGCTGTCGAAATAGGCGTCCTGATGCGCGAAGGTCTGGCCGACCTCGTCATAGACATCCCGCACCCAGGTCACGTCGCCGACCAGTTCGCCGCCCCACATGATCTGGCCATCACGACGCCGCGCCACGTCGCGGCCGATGCCATAGAGACCGCCGGCGTAGAAGTCCGGATCGCCCGCCTCGGCATGTTCGGCGCGGATGATGTCCTCGATCGAGATGAGCGATCCCGACCCGACCTTGGGAATGCAGTCCAGCTCCTCGGCCGCGTCATCGCCATAGGAGGCGCGGATATTCGCCTCCCATTCCGCCTTGGGCTCGATCTGGCTGCCCTTCGTCTTCGCGACCAGGGCGACGCGCTCATACAGGCCGTCGGCCATCGCCTGGGCGAAGGTGATGGTCAGAACCTCGCCGCGACGCGTCCCCGCGCGCACGTCGCCGATCAGCTTGTTGAAGGGATTGCCGACGCCGTCATGCGTGCTGACCACGATGACCTGGCCGCCCCAGATTAGCAGCGCCATCGCGGACTTGAGCACTTCGTCCACATTCTTGTGGAAGGCGGCTTCGTCGATGATGACGATGCCTTGCTTGCCGCGCAGCGCGCGCGGCACGCTGGCCAAGGCGGTGATGCGAAAGCCGCTGGCGAAGCGGATCGAGAAAGCCTTGATGCCCTCATTAGGGCCATCGTCCAGGATGACCTCGCCCATTTCCTCGACGGCGCAGTCGAAGGCGCGCGCCCACATGGCGCACACCTCGATAAACTCCAGGGTCATGTCCTTGTCATAACCCATATACCAGACATTCTGGCCGCCGGCCGACATCGACGCGGCCGCGCGGAGCGTCGCATAGGAGGCCAGTCCCCAGGTCAGGCCGATGCGTCGGCTCTTCTCGATCACCAGCAGCGAGACGCCGGTGTAGAGCTGCTTGACCGTCTTGCCCTGGTAGCCCAGCAGCACGTCGCCCCTGGGCAGGCGCACGATCGCCGCCTCGGCCGCCGCGCGATCGGCGGCGCGCTCGCGCCGGGCGATCTCTTCGGGAGGCAGCTTCATGCGCCCAGCACCGCGTGGCGGATCGCCGCGACGCCATCGGCCGACAGGCCCTGCGCGCGCGCGGCGGTAACGGCCTTCTGCGCGGCCTCCGCCGTGGCCTTCGTCGCGGCGCGCTTTTCCGCTTTCTCCAGCCGGTCGTCGGTGGATTTAGCCGCGGTCGACAGCGACGACAGCGCGCTGGCGAGGAACATCGCTTCCTTGGGATCAAGCATCAGCGGTCGGACATTGCCATCCTCATCCTCCTCCATATGCGTCAGCGTCTGCATGACGACGCTGTGCATCAGCTCGATATTGGCTTGGGCCAGCTTGTTATCGGGCTGGTCGCCGAACTGATTGACCAGGGCGTTGGCGATCTCGCGGGAATCGCGCATGCGGCGCTGCACGTCGGCCAGGCTTTTGACATGGCGGCCCAGCGCCGATCGCGACACGTCGACGTCCAGCTCCATCAGTTTCGCGCGGATTTCATCGATCGTGCGGCCTTCGCGGCGCAGGCGGCCGATCAGCTCCTGGATGGACGGCAGCAGCCGGTCGATCGACGAAGGCGTGTCGCGCTTGCGCGGCATGGCTTACCCCTTGGGGCTGGGGCGCTGGATGCCCGGAATGGTGGAACGACCGTTGGCGACGTCTGCGCCGCGCTCGGTCAGGGTCGCGACGATCACGCCATCCATGGGCGTCAGCAGCGTCACAGCGCCGACGTCCTTCAGCCAGTGGATGTGGCTGCGCATCTGGTCGCGCGTGCAGCTGAGGCCCAGCGCCTGCACCGCCGTCGCCAGCACGCTGTCATTGGCGCAATAGCCTGGCTGACTGTCCAGTAGGCGCAGGATGGCCAGGCGCACATGGCCGTCATAGATGTTTGAAAACTCGCTCATCAGCGGCCTCCCAGCCCTTTCTCAAGCAGGTAATTCTTGATGATCGACAGGTCGCCTTCGACCCTGATCATCATGTCGCCGCGCGCCTGATGCTTGGCTTCGATCAGTTCCTTCAGCGCCTCGATGTCATGCCGGGTGACGCTCTCGCGCTCGACCTGGTCGACCTTCTGGGTGAGCGCGGTGACTTTCCCGCCAAGCTGGCCGACCTTGCCGGACAGGGCGCTCAGCTCCTTTTCCAGTCTTCGGGTGGACACGGGATTGGCCTGGCCAGCGCGGCGCGCCTGGACGATGCCGACATAGGCGATCCCCACGATGATCGCGGTGATGATCACCCACTCGAAAATGCTAGGCATCGCTGCCCTCCTTGATCGTGAATGCGGCAGCGAGCCGCGAGAAAAAACCGCGCGCCTGGTCGCCGATGATTTCGAGGACCGACAGGATCGAGAAACTGAGGCCGATCGACATGACGAAGGTGAAGAGGAAGCCGGGCCGCCGCTCGATCACCCAGGACAAGAGCAGCAGCGCCGTGATCGCGTAGACGCACAGCGTCTGCCACAGCGTCAGCGGAGCCGGTCCCTTGGGCGCGATCGGGCGGGCCAGCACGACGCCCAGCACCGCGAGGATCGCCGAGACGATCGGCACGTCGATGCCAAGCCAGGCGACATGCACCAGCGCCTGGCCGATCGGCGCGGCGGCATCTTGCACGCCGGCCGCGATCGCGGCGCCGCTCCACATCGGCAGGAACAGGGCGGGAGGAATCGCTAGATGGCGCATGGCTCAGATGACGATCCCGCGCCGGCCATAGAATGCCTGAACGAAGGCGTAGAGCTGGTCCAGCTCGGCATCCGCCAAGGCTCGCGAATAGATGATCGCCGCATGGATGCGCACCAGGCCCTTGGCGTTCGAATTATATTGCGACCCGATGCGGTAGGACTGGGCGAGCATCGGCGGCTTGTCGCTGTTGACCGTCGCGGTGAGTGCCGATCCCATGATCTTCGCCACGCGATCGCCATTGGCCCTGCAACGGCCGGTGAACATCTGCGGGCCAGTGGTCGCGATATTATAGTCCTGGGTCGAGGCGACGACCGACACCGGCGTGCCGCCGTCATTCGCCGCCTGCAGGGCAGTCAGGCGCATGAGGCCGTTCGCCGTGATCGCATCGTTGAGGTAGATCGACGCGCCGGGGATGGATGCGCCGCTCTCCTGCGCGGCCGAACCGGTGTTGGAGATGAGCGGGCAGGAGCCGCCATCGGGCACGACTTCTTTGGCAACGGCGATCAGGGTGAACTCGTTGGAGGCCGGGACTGCCGTCTGCACATAGTGCGTCATACCTTCGCACTGGATGTAGAAGTCGCCGACGGTAGGGTCGCCCGCCGGAATGCCGGCCGGTTTGCCTGGGACTAGGTTGCGGCGCATGTCGCTGTCGCCGCCATAATAGTTCCAGAATTCCAGCCCCTCGACGATTGGAGGACGGATGACCCTGGCGTAGGAGAAGGCGTCCGCATTCGCGTTGATCAGATCGACCATGTCAGATTTGCTCGCTTTGTAGGGACGCGGCCCAGCACCAGTCGTCCAGATTGTAGGGCTTGCCGACCAGTGTCGGCACGTTTGCGGCCGGGTCCTGTCCGGCATTGGGGATGAAGGTGTAGGTTTCGGGCGACGTCATCCGCGATGCGCAGCGCAGGCCGATATATCCGTTGTCGAGCGCCTTCGTGCCGATCTGGACCAGTGGCGGGCCGGCCGGGGTGGTGACCAGCTTGGCTGCGACCGTCATCGCCCCGACCAGCCGCACGTCGCTCAGCGTAAGGACGGCGCTGCCATATTTCGCGCTGATGCCCAGATTGGCGACGACCTGCGGCGTGAAACCGTCAAAGGGGTGGCCTTCGCTGATTGCGCCACCGGTCGACATAAAATCGATGATGATCTCGTTGGTCTCCGCGTCCCAGGTGGCACGGCGCGGATAGACGATGTTGGGGCGGCGGCCGTG